TTTGCTACATGGAATGATCCAACACCTGCTTGGTTTGCTGTATTACAAACCGCAATGTGTCCTGCTGCTTTATCGTCTGAACAAACTACGTATAATATTCCAGTCTTTATAACTGAAGCACTGGTAACAGCAGATGTGGCATTTGCACTAGACAATTCACCATAGTCTGTAACTAATGATAATGGTTGTGATGCACTCATTCTTCTGTTTCCGTTGTAGGTTCTTGTTCAACTTCAGCGTTTGCTTCAGGTTCAACAACTGAATCTACTGGTTCTTCTTCAGGAACCTGATCACCAAACAATTCAGACGCAATATCTGGAGTAACTTTATCTACTAAACCTGATGATTTAGAATAGATAATACTCTTGATAGCATCCGAAACCTCATTAGCAGGGGCATCGTTTGCAATCATATCAATTAATTCGGTTGAATCCATAATCAGTAAAACGCTATAACTTATTTATATCTTGGCTTTTTTGATGTTTATTTCTGGTGCTTCAGTGCGTCCACCATTCTTAGCGTCATCAAGACTACCATCTTTAGGTGATTTTCCTAAATTGTTTTTACTAGTCTTACTTTTACTACCATTACCGTTACCATTTGCAGGTGGCATTTCAGCATCTATACCTGCCTGTAACATCATATTCTGTTGCTCTAATGGAAGACCTACACCTTGTGCATTTTCCTCTTCCATCTCTTGATTCATCTCTTCTATCTCCTCATCAGTCTGACGCAATACTTTACGCTTGACATAATCTCTTGAATAGTATGTGCCGATGTATGGTTCAATAGCAACCATGATGTTTAGACGTTCAGTCATCAACTCATGATCTTTTAGTTCTGCAAAATGATTGTCATACACATAATCAAACTGTATATGCTCACGCATCTTAGCCCAATCTTCTGGGGTAACGATGTTCTTTAGAACCAATTGTGTTTTCAATAGATCTAAGAAGAGACCACTAAATCTCTTTCTCAACCTACCAACAAACTTACTAAACATAAGTTCGTCACGTAGGATCTCAGATGATCTACCTAGATTGAAACCACCAGTGTCTCCAATACGAGACTCAGGCACGTTCAATGAACGATACAGTTTCTTCTGGAAGTACTCGATATCAGTTAGTTCGCCTAAGTTCTGTCCACCAGGTAATGTAGAGATTTCTGTTCCTCTACCACCTTCTCTACGTGGTAACCAGAAGTCTTCAAGCATAGACATGAACTTCTTGTCATCCTTGATCTCACCAGTGTTAGCATCATATACTAACTTGTTTCTATAGCGAGACATTACATCACGTAAATATTGCTCTGCCTTTACCTTAGGTAAATTACCTACATCAATATAGAATATTCTTCTTTCTGGTGCTCTTGATAATCTGTATATTACAAGAGAGTCTTCAATCATTCTTAATTGATTGAGACCTTTGATTGCTTTATGTAAGTATGATAATGTTAGTTTTTTATTTCTATCTACTAAACCAGAATGCACATAACAAATTGAATCTTTAGCAATTTTTATTCCTTTACCAGCAACAGAACCAAATCTCTGTGCCATACCTTGTGGATAATAGGTATAAAATTCTGTTACCTTAGCATCTCTGGTTACATTTGTTTCACCTGAGTAAGGTAAAACTGGAATACCTGAAGCACCTCTAGCACCCTTTTCATTCTTGGGTTGGATCCTCATCAATTTTATTTTGAGAGCATCAATAAATCTTAGTTCTTTGATACCTTCATCAGGTTTCTTTGAATCAATAACTTTATGATAATGAAGTCTACCATCTACATACCAGTTACGAAATATTTCATGAGACTTACTGTCAAAGTCAAGTAAATCTTTTACACCCTTGAACTCTTCTCTTATTACTTTTCTTAGATTGTCACTAACACTTAGGTTATCTAAATTTATCTCAACTGGAGAATCATTTTGATCTGATACTATTGCTTCATTTACAACGTGTTCAATAGCAGTATCGCATTCTGGATGCAATGCCATGTCACGATATCTTTTTACAATATCAAACTCTGTTCTGAATACACCTTCAATGTCAACATACTGCCCATAAAAACCCGTAGACAAGTAATAGTCAGCCCCATCCTCATTGTTTTGAGGAACGGGACTGACTATGCTTTTAGATTTCTTTTGGTCATCCTCAATTGAGAATCCAAAAAGCTTGGCCATAATATCAGTTTACCTTGTTATACCGTATTTATTATACTACAGAATCGTTACTTCTGCCATCATATGCTTCCCACCACTGAACTTGAAGAGTGACTTGGAATTCTTCTATAGTATCTTGAGTATCGTAAGATAGTTCTATACCACTTACTGCACTTGGCCAACAACCATGCATTGCATATCTTCTGAGAACTGGTAGTGTAGCACCATTGTTCTCTCCACGAGCATTGAGGTCAGTGGACGCACGACCTAATTGGTTTACTGTCCAATCGGTAAAGTACTCTGAAGGATTGATAGTACCAGATCCGTCAGATACTTTGATGATAAAGTTTGCCCAACGTTCAAATGCTTCACGCAGTTTGAAATCACCGTCATTGATGACTGTGATTGTCCATGGATCAAATCTTCTATCACCAGCAACCTTGAGTTGTCTTCCTCTAAAAGGAACAACAACTTCAGCGATGTTTGATGCAGGTAACTGAGCACCTTTGATCATCATCCTGTGTCTATCTTCTTTGATTTCTTCATCAAAGATACCCACACCAGATGGAAAATCCATCTCTACTTCAAAGAGGTTAGGACGAGCACCACCTTGAGCTAATCTTGTCTTGAAAGAATCAATTGATCTTTCGTTGTTTGGTATGGAAAAAATGTTCTTGTCTAATGCCATAATTGTGGGGGTCTCCTATTACACAGTGCCTACAACTTCACTGAAGGAAACTCCAGTGCGTGTGGCGACGAAAGTAAGACCAATGAAGTTGATTGATCTTGCAGGTTTGATGTAAACATCAGCAAGGAATTCATTACGATCAATAACATCTGGTGTGTTATTAGTTTCATCGCAAATGAGTAGGAAGTCTTGAATACCTCTCTTTGCTTGAACATCCCTTAGGAATGGTTCAACTACATTTACAAAGTTTGAACGAGTACCTGCATCGTTGAGTTCAAAGAGTGCTGATTTAGCAGCATTCTCAACTGCTTTCTCGATTACAATGAATAATCTTCTTACGTTGATTCTGTCAAATGCAGACTCATAAGCAAGAGCAGTCTTATCACCGAAGAGGATAATACCAGACCCAGGTTGTGAGATGATTGGATTTATTCTCTGAGCGTAGAGTCTATCTCTTGCATCTTGACCAGGATTGAACGCTAGCTTCACTGGGAAGTTTAGTCCACCTCTATCAAGTCCAGCAGGAGAGAACCAAGGGAATTGATCTCTATCTGTTCTTACCATACATCCAGCAATGTCACTAGAAGAAGGCATATAAACAAACTTTTTATTGAATCTATCGTATACGTACTGATAACCAGAATCAAATACTGCGTATGATGACGAGGTTATTGGTGCGAAGAATGATAGAACATTAGTCAACTGGTCTGTTGCAGAAGCAACATTCACTGTCGCTGTTCTATTAGGTGATATAACAGCAACTGTATCCTTCCTGCCCTCGGCAATCTGGATCATCTTGTTTGCTTTTGCTTGCTCTTCTTCTTTAGTCTTGTGTGCAGAACCTTGTAATAGGAATCTAATATCACTATCTACAGGATCAGCAAACTTATCATATCCTGTTAGGATATCACCTAAAGGTGCATCGAATAATCCAACACCTGTGTAATCTAAACCACCTACAAGAGGATAACCTACGTTACCAATAGATGAGAATTTGACTTCCTTAGCGTTCTGACCCCATGCACCAGAGTTAGTTGTCTCAGCAACAAATCCGCTACTGAATCCTGATGCTAATGGATCAGTTCCATGATGAGAATCAGATGCATTTACAAGTGAAACACCTGCAAAAATGAAATCTGAATTATCTGCTAGGTAATCTTTATAGTATATTGTTCTACCACCAGACTGAGTTACATCCTTACCTTTAGAAAGGTTAGGGTGTTTTTCTAGAATGGATCCTACATCACCTGATATACCACCGCCACCATCAACAATTACAACGTGAAGAGCATCGTTTGCTCCATCTCTACTTGTAACAAAATTATTTGTTCTTGGTTTGTTGAGTACTGCCTTCCAAGGTAAGGTAACAATATCTGTTCCACCATCAGCAACACTTGTTAGAATGTTCTGTGCATTGTACCAATCACTTATCGTACCAGCAGCAGGAGTAAATCTGTTTCCTACGTTATCCGTACTCGACGAGTTGATACCAACTAGATTACCTGTTCCAGTTTTGAATTCAAACTGAGAACCTTCTGTATAAGATACAAGGGTTTCAGTTCCACCGATAACAGTACTTGTAACTCTAACTTCTATAGTGCCAGCACCAATGTTTGAAATTATGCCTTTCAGCATTCCAGTTGCAGCAGCAGTTGTACCAACACCAACTGTAACTCCTGTTAGAGTTTGTGTAACACCATAACCAACTGCAATGTTAGTTGTGGTAACACCAGTAAATATTTGGTCAGCAGCGTTATCGATAACTGCGACTTTTGCATTCTCTGCCCAATTACCTGGGTTTCTTGCAGCAAAATACCAAGTGGTATCATCTGCCTGATTGTTTGTGTAATCTTCGTAACTATCGAGTCGAAGACTTCCTAATGATGCTTGCCCAACTGCAGCGTTTGCTGTGTTTAGATCTCCACCACCAACACGGACAACATCTAACTTACCACCGTATGATAAGAAATTGGATGCCCCATACCAACATTCGTAATGGAAGTCAGTTGTACCTACACCTGGTTCCCCAAATGTGTCAACTAACTCTTTTTCATTGTTTATTCTAGTTATTTCATTGACAGGCCCTTTACGGAAAGGAGCAGCAATACCACCAACAACGTTTAGTGTAAAGTCTACGCCACCCCTTGTAAGGTCTACCTCTCTTACTGAAATACCTGGAGATGCTAATCGAAGTGCCATTCTAACTCCCTGCAGTACCCGAACTTTTGACTGAAATTATTTAGGTTTTTTGACTGCTATATCAACCTTGACTTATTATCCACCACTCCAACTGACCTTTTCATCCCCAATTTAGATTCTTCAACATATGCTTCTGAAGGTTTTAATGCAAGCAAATCTTCAGTCCACCACCTACAAGATACAATTTTTACAAATGTTATGTTTCTTTTTTCTGCTTCTCTTTGACATTCATCTACATCATTCTCATTGTAATTGAATACAATATAATGCCATGTAGTTTTCAATCCCATAGCAGCAGCACGTATCATCATGTTATATAAAAACTTACCATTTTGATTTTTTCTATACTTATGACTATCTTCTGGTTTACCATCTATACCAAACACCCATTCAACATCTCCACCCTTTGATATTTGAAATGCTTTTGTCCACCAAGAACTTTTTTGTGCTGTAGCAGCAACATGAACTTGTATGGTTTTTTTCTTATCAACACATAGTTGTAAGAACTTATGAAACTGTGGATGAAACTGTGGATCAGAGTGTGTACCACAAAAAGTTATTCCTTGAAAATAATCGCTAACAACATCCATTTCCTCATAAGTCATATGCTTACCAGGTACAGGACCACCAGTAACTAAATCTTGAAATCCATTCTTACCATCTGTATATCTTTGCCTAGCACAACCAGGACATTTCAAAGAACACAGATAAGTTATGTCAAGATTAATTCCATAAAATTTATCCACAATACCTATGACAAACTGGAGGAAGTGATTCGGGATCGTTTTTTACCCTATCAAAAAATGCCTTCCACTCTTCAGAGTTTAGAACATCTTCAACTGTATTGTCATATGATATTCTAAATTTTTCATCTAATAGATCTTTTATGTATTCTTTGTTTGGATTGTCATACCAACAGCAAGGTAGTAATTCCCCTGTGGCACTCCATCCAAGAAATTTATCTTCTAAGCATCTTGGTTTCATCATCTATACTCCCACATGTAAGATTTATCTCCATACTCGTCAGTTTTCCAAACGTCACCATTTTGATCGACTATCTCAGACTCTTCATCAAATCCATCACATACAAATCCAAAAGGAGCCATGTCTTGTTCTATTGCATTTTTTTGTTCTTCGTAGATACGTTTCCTAACATCTTGATCAGTCATTTCTTTGAAGTAGTCTTGTGCTACCAACCAAGAGAATATAACCAAACACATAGCAAGGTCATCATTACATCCTTCTTCTGCCTCGAATGATTGTTTCTTTTGAATGAACGTAGTCAACTCACTAATAATATTATAATCCATGAATACTAATTTGTCTTCCTCTACTAATGTCTTTAGGTTAGAACAACCAACCTTCTTTGTAGTTGTACTCATCTTGACACCCAATTGCGTCTTGACACCAGAGAATCCTGATCCCACAATCTGACCTGCTCTACCTCTCATAGCAACCATAAGTAAATTTTCATATTCCAAGTCATAAAACAAAATAGATGCTACTTGATCTCCAATATCATTTACCTCACATAAAACATATGCATTATTATATGCTGTAGCAACTTCTTCAATAATGGAAGGAAATAACATAGGTTTGACTTCGTTGTCTCTATATGTGGCAACAATTTTATATGGAAACTCTGTAATATCAGCAACTATAAAGGCACTATAATCTTTAGAGATACCTCTTGCTACGTCAACTGTCACAATATAATCTCTTTTTTCATAAGGTTTTTCGTATACAGATAACTTCCCATTTTGCTCTACGGGGTTCTCATATACCATCGCTTTCAATTTTGCTGCTGATATCAATGTATCAACAGATCCTAGAAACTCACACTCAAACTCAATAGCAAACTGTTGTTTACTAGTGTTTCTTATAGTCTGTTCTTTCCATTTAGAATCTCGGCCTGGTACTTCAGACCAGTGAACTTCCGTAGCAACATACTCGTTCTGCCCCCGTTCAGCATCATGCCACATTCGATAGAAGTGATTCATACCATGAGGCGTTGATACTATTATAACCTTGGTAGATTTACCAGAAGATATAGTAGGATAAACAGACGCAAAGAAATCATCTGCCAAGTGGTTCTGCACGAATGCGAACTCATCAAGGAAGATGATATTGAAAGACATACCTCGAACTGCTGATGCAGATGTAGATGCTGCTATGATCTTGGATCCGTTTTCCAGTTCCATCGATCCTTTGTTCCAAGCAACGATCCCCTGCTGCATCCACTTCGGCAAGTTTTCATATGCCAATTGTAGTCTGCCGAGTAGATCTCTAGCAGTTGCTGCTTTGTTTGCGAGGATTCCA